ATCTTGTCAAGTGCCTTAGATATATTTCGCGATTTCGGAAATCCTTGGCCGTGTAGCCACATGATGCAGTCTCGTTTAACTTGATCGTGCATCCTACTAATATAGCTGAAACAGGCTTTATGGGCCAGTACTGGGACGGTGCAAAAACAGCTTACAATGTAGAATTGTGGGCCGAGGCACTCAGAATTATCAAACCCGGTGGGCATTTAGTGGCTTTCGGGGCGACTCGGACATGGCATAGATTGGCTTGTGCGATCGAGGACGCCGGATGGGACATACGCGACTGCATCATGTGGCTACACGGCCAAGGATTTCCGAAATCGCGAAATATATCTAAGGCACTTGACAAGATGGCGGGTGCCGAGCGTGAGGAGGTGTGGGCTGACCGGTATCACGACGGGCGTAATCGGCAAGCACAAGGCGAGGAGCACATGGACGCGGATATATTTGAAGGCGCTCACGGTAACGGCAATATGGTCTCTATTCCTAGCACGGATGAGGCAAAAGAGTGGGATGGTTGGGGGACGGGACTCAAACCCGGTTATGAGCCGATAATCTTGGCCCGCAAGCCATTCAAAGGAACTGTCGCTGCCAATGTATTAAAACACGGCACAGGTGCCTTAAATATCGACGCTACTAGATTGGGCAATGACCCGATTACGATTAATACTTTCGACAACGGTGCCAAACCCTTCGGCGATGCGGTCGGTGAGGCGTATACAAGCAGAGAATCCCGAGGTCGCTGGCCAGCAAATGTCGTCCTGTCCCATCTTGACGAATGCCAGCGACTCGGGGTTAAAAAAGTCAAGAATCCGAGCGGCTCGATAACCGGCAATGAGCCGAGCAAACCCGGACAGCATGTTTATGGCGAGTATAATCAGAGAGAGCCGTTCGAGAAGCACGGTACCGATGGTTTAGAGGAGGTAATCGAGTACGATTGCTCACCCGCATGCCCGGTGGCCATACTGGACCGGATTTCTGGTAAAACCAAGTCGGCGACCAAAGCATCGTCGGTCAAATCGGCGAGTAAATATCGTCTGGGCAAGAATATAACCCAAGGCCCGATTCACCATGACGAGGGCGGAGCATCGAGGTTTTATTATACATCGAAGGCCGCGCCAAAAGAGCGTAATCTAGGATTGCCCGACGGGGACAAGAATGAGCATCCGACCGTAAAGCCTCTTGCGATCATGCGGTGGCTGGTCAAGATGGTCAATCCTCCCGGCGGTACAGTTTACGATCCGTTCACCGGCTCCGGCACGACCGGTATGGCGGTTATTCTCGAAGGCGGCATATTCGTTGGCACGGAGCAGGACAAAGAATCATACGAAGTGGCCAAGCAGAGAATAGAGTGGGCGCATTTACAGGGCCGTCCTCCTACCACTTGACAATTATTTTATATATGCTATAGTGTCGTACATGGGATTAGCAAAAGAACTGAAATGGCAGCATATCGCATGGTTATGGATCGCATGTGTCGTTCTCGGGACATTATTAGTCAATGAGGGGATGATTTACCCGGATATTGGATTCGCCTTTTGGTATTCCGTAATGACTGCGAGCTTTATCATCTTTGTTATGATGGTGGGCCTTACTTTCAATCTATTACTTGATTTATGGGTCGAGGCGCGTAACGAAAAGGGTAAATTGCAAGATAATTTTGAGTACCCCGACATCCCTCTCGGCGAAGGGGATTGGGTACAGACGGTTGGGTGGCTACCGTCTCTCTCAAAGTACGGCGTTGGTATGATAACGAAAATCCATTACAGAGATTCCGGCGACCACACTTATTGTGTCCAGTTTAATCGCGCCAATAGCGCCGGTTGTAGTCGTGACGAGATTAGGCGAGTTGATATTGACGAATTAATCGAAGGGAGCGCATTTCGCGCTTACGCTGGTGGTTTCTCTGAGGGTAGCCAACGCAAAGGCGGAGTGAATCGAGCACCACAAACCCCGCGTCCAACACCATCACCTAAAGGGCAGGGCGTGTAATGGATAAATCGAAATATGTTATAACCGGCGCTATGCTCTCCGAAGATGAGGTTTATCGGTATTCTCTGATGCGAATATGGGAACCGGAGTTGCCGAAGGCGCTATTTATCGGCCTAAATCCCTCTACGGCAGACGCTGAGCTTGACGACCCGACCATCCGCCGGTGCGTAGGCTTTGCCGATTCATGGGGATGCGGGGGTATCGAGATGGTCAATTTATTCGCTTTTCGTGCGACCAATCCGGCAGACATGAAGAAGGCCCCCGATCCGGTTGGCCCACATAACGATGAAACAATTATCCAAATGGCTGTCGAGTGGGAACCTAAGTATGTGATCGCGGCTTGGGGAGCACACGGAGGCTGGTGGCGGCGCAATATCGAGGTATTAAACCTCTTGGGGCAACGAAATGTCGAGGTGACTGTGCTTGGCGAGACCAAAGCGGGACATCCCAAGCACCCATTGTACCTGCCCAAGATACTGAAACCGTACAAGTGGAGTCCAAATGGCTAAGGAATTATTATTTTCCGTAACTAAGAAAGACTTGAAAATCGAGTATTTCCGTGCCGGAGGCCCCGGTGGTCAGCACCAAAACAAGAAAGATACGGGTTGCCGGATAACTCATCCGCCGTCAGGCGCGGTTGGGACGAGTCGCGAGCATAAATCACAGACACAAAATCGGAAAGCGGCTTTTCGTCGGATGGCGGAGAGCCCGAAATTCAAAGTATGGGTACAAAGGATGGCGGCAATGGCGAATGTCGATCGTCGCGAGCTCGAGGCCCAAGTCGATAGGATGATGGCTGACAGTAATTTGAAGATCGAGGTGGGCAATGGAGTATAAGTATATCAAAGGAATCCCGATCCCGTGGAAATGGGAGAGCCGAGAGGTACGGATTGGCAAGATCAAGCTGAGTCTTCTCTATGCTCTATACGATTGGTGGGTTGGGGGATTTTTTCAGCGCGGCGAGCGGAAGTTGTGGACGGTTTATGTCCTCCCTATACCATTTTTCGGCCTGAGAATCCGCCGAATACGCACATTAGAGATTGAGACCGATTATTTCAAGGCGAATGAGGCTACTTGGGCGCTCAAGCATGACGACCGATTTGCACTCGTCAAAGGGCACGAAGTAAATTTCTATCGGAGCCACGACGAGGCGTATGCTTGTGGATTAAAGATGTATGGGGCTGTCGCCATGCTAATTAGGCAGGTAGGAGGGCCTCGTGAAATGCGGCACGCTTTTAAGAGTGGAAGGGGTTGAAAAATGCCGAGTGAAGTAGATTTTCGTCGTGAATTTGTGAAGGGGTTGAAATCCTTGACAGGAAGTTACGACCTGCACACAATTTTTTACGATTATATCACGATGGCGGCGGCATCCCTCCACAACGCCGTGGCGTTTTCGCAATATCTGGAAGATGGGTACATGAGAGCCGTCGAGAAGTACAAAAAAGACGAGGTAGCTGTCTTTACGAAACTTTTGGCGTTCACCGTAAACGGATTACAGGAAGATGCACACGATTTCCTTGGGAAAAGTTATATGGAGTTGGAGCTTGGCAACAAAAATACGGGTCAATTTTTTACCCCCGATCCAGTTTGTCAGATGCTGGCGCAAATGACTATCGGGAATCTCGACGAGCAATTCAAAGAGAAGAAATTTTTGACCGTATCCGACCCCGCATGTGGCGGTGGAGCGACGCTAATTGCGGCGGCACGAGAATTTTTATCGCAGGGGTACCCTCCAGAGGATTATATGTGTGCGTTTGCGGTCGATGTCGATCATAAAATGGCTCTTACTTGCTATATACAGCTTGCTTTGCTTGGGATTCCCGCAGAGATTAAAATTGGGAATACGCTAACGAATAAGCATAGCCAAGTTTTTTACACGCCGGTTTATTATTGGAAGGGCTGGCACTCAAAATTACAGGAGGGGTGAAACGCAATCGATTGCGTTTCACCATAGGCTTATGTTAGATGGACAAGAGCGTGATTGGCTTCCGATAGTGTTAGTAATAGCATTGGGCCTCTTTTGGGGACTCGTTATCTGGAAGTGGCTTTGCTAATTTCCAATTCTCGCTAGCTATAAAATTTTACCCTTCATTGTCAAAGCATATAATACTTTATTGTCAAGTTATCCCTTGACAATTATTCTATATGTGCTATAGTCCCTAGATGCCCCCAAAGCATAATTACAAAGCGAAGTCGAATAAGTTATTAAGCCCCGGATACCATCTCGGGTATTGGGTTAAGCCCGATACCGGCGAGGAGCGGGTGTATATAAATAGCAACGAGATTGACGACGACTACAAAGTCTGGCTTACGGATGCGAAAAATATACGAATAGGGCGGAGTTATCTCACTTATGTCAAATACCAAGGGTCGTTTGACATACTCGATGTGCCCGACGATATAGCAGCACGGTGGAAAGTGGATAAGTCTCAGAGTGTTCCCGAAATGATTGCCGAGGCGGCACTTCAGAACAGAGGAATGGCCCTTGATTCTCGGTGGGAGGATATTGCCGTCGAAGCGGCAATTCAAGCTGGCAAGAAGCGACAGGACCCCGCTAATCGTGTAGCGGCGCTGACCCAAAACTCTCCGACCGGCAGACTCGATCCCAATGATTATGCGGCACAGCCCGTCGGACACCAGCACATGCCCCCGCCGCCTGACGCCGATCCGGGCATACACATTGGTACCGATGGGACAATTAGCCGTGTCCTGTCCATCGACGGGATGGAGCGGGTTGAAACAATGGAGATGGCTATAGATATGATGGCGAAGCAAATAACAGCCTTGCGGCACGAGATAGACGGACTCCGTGAGGCACAAAATACTACAGCAGAGAGTGTTCGTAAATCTACGCCAACATATACTGTTGACGGCGACCTTATTCCCATTCATGGCGATTCCCGACAAATTAAGGGGACGGATTAATGACGACCAACAGCTCATACGACGACAAACATGCTTACGCACATTGGGAGTGTAAGGGAATGGTGACACGGTGCTCGGCGGAATTCGTTGACATGCTTGTACGCCGGATTTTCGTGTGGCGGCGGGAGGCTCTTAAGGATGATGAGGTTAATAATAAATACCCTTCGCTTCTCCCGTCGGAGATCGACTCGACGGAGGAATTTGTCAAGGATATAGTGAGTCCCCTCGGGAAGCTCGCGGTCCTTAGCATTAATAACATTATCGACGGGCATATGGCGCGCATGGGGATGCTGCGCGTCCCACGGATTATTTACTCCTCCCCGTGGCGCATAGAGTTTTATTTGCCGACAATTGGCCATGCCATAAATATGGGCGGTTGTATTTTCCCTGTAGGAGGACGAAAAAAGGTGCTTTTGCCTGACAGTGATAATCCCGACGATCGACTGATGTTGAAATCCTTAGCGGATCGTATGAAGACCAACGATAAATTCGTTTACGGCGCGATAATGACCACAGAGGAGGCAATGAATACCGCGAATCAATTTAGTAACGATGCGATTGGCGGAATAACAATCCCGCCCGTAATCCAAGACGAGTTAACTGCTTTAACCGATGCGGTAGGCATGTTGTCAGGCTTGGCGACCAACCAACAAAAGGAAATTACAGACCTGAAAAAGCGTGTCCACGATCTTGAATAGGTAGGTTTCTTGACAATGGCTTATTATACAGCAATAATAAGCGTTAATGCCCGAACTCACTAATCCAGCTTTTTTATCTGACGACGAACTATTTGTTGCCAATCAAATCCTCGGTGCCGACCCTCATGGGGCCGGAAAGCCCGATGAGGAGTTGTATAAGGTCGCCCTGACCCTCGATTACGAATACTACCCTGTCGATTACGAGACATTTTTCCTTGACCCCTACTTTGTTGGTGTAACGGGCCGGACACTCTGGCCTCAGTTGCTCGATGACTTGCTGTGCTTGTACGAAACGGGCAAGTTTCTTGAGGTTATCCTGACCGGTGGCATCGGTTGGGGGAAGACCATGTTGGCCAAGATGATCGCTTCACGGATGCTCTACGAAACAAGCTGTTTGCGCGACCCCGCCGCAGCGTTTGGTCTACAAGCAATGTCGTCCCTCTATTTTGTCAACATCTCTATTAAAGAGGCGATGGCTAAGAAACAGCTTTACAAAGAACTCAAGACGCTGCTCTACCTCTCACCTTACTTCCGCGAGGATTTCCCTGCTATGAAGAAGGTCGAGAATGAGCAACGATTCCCTAAGAATGTGTTTTGGGTACCGGGTGCATCGACATCGAGCGCGATTCTTGGATTGAACATGGTAGGGGGTGTCCTCGATGAGTTGAACTTCATGCCCGTCATCCAACGATCGGCGTCATCGCGGGATGCTCATGCACCGGGGGAGACCCGGGATTATGCAGAGACCATTTATAAAACGATGATTTCGCGTATGAAATCCCGCTTTGTTGAAAACGGTTTCGATATTGGTAAATTAGTGCTTGTATCGTCCAAGACTTTCCCTGACACCTTCCTCGAACGCCGGATTGAGGAGAGTGCGAATGATCCAACGGTATTTCTGAGGGATTATGCGACTTGGGAGCCGAGCCCGAAGTTTTATGGGGTGGCGACCTTCCCCGTAATCGTCGGTGATATGAGCACACCGAGCCGTGTTGTGCCCGAGGCCGACGGTGAGGTAGCAGAAACGGCTGGGGAGCATGTCGTCTGGGCTCCCGAACTCTATCGTGGCGAATTTGAGGGCGACACAGACTACTATCTTCGCGAACTAGCGGGAGTTGCGACTCTTACCCGGGAGCCGTTTATCATCCAGTGGGAAAAGGTCATGGAATGTGTCGATACGACTGCCGAATTTCCCTTCTCGATGGCCGAAAGTACCCTCCAAGACGGGGCTGAAATCTTGCCTAAGACATTTCTTGAGCGCGATCCTGAAACCGGATCACTCCGGCTTCAAAATAACCCGTCCGCACCGCGTTGGGTGCATATCGACTTGGGTTTGACCTCTGACGCCGCCGGATTTGCTATGGGGCACATCGCCGGTACCAAAGAGATCACTCGCATTGACAAATTATCCGAGCAGGAGGTTGTCGAGCGGGTACCGGATATAATAATTGACGCGATGCTACGAATTGTCCCTCCAAAAATGGGCGAAATCCAGTTCCAAGACATACACATGCTGGTATATGAGTTGGAAAGCCTTGGATTCCCCGTCAGAGGCGTTTCAGTAGACTCTTGGCAGTCGATTGGTACCAAACAAGCCTTCGTAAAGAAGGGGTATATGGCGGTGACGGAGAGTGTTGACAAGGCCGAGCCGTACCAGACGCTGAAACAGGCATTATATGAGGGACGAGTACACATGATGGAGTACGCGCCGGTGCTAAGAGAATTGCGTCAGCTCCAATGGAACCGGAAGCGTGATATGCCCGATCATCCTCCACGCGGATCAAAGGATGTTGCCGATGCGTTATGCGGTGTGGTCTATTGCCTGACCAAATATCTGCAGTTTGGCGGCACTCGGGACATATCTGTCGTCACAATCGGTAAGGATCAGTGATAATGGCTATCTGTGCTTATTGCGGATTTGAGGCCGAGGTTCCGAAATATACCAGTGAGGACGGAGTAAAGTGGTATTCCGACCCACGAGGTGACAATTATCGCTGTAATAAGCCGACCCGATGCCGCGATCGTATGAAAGAGCGAATTAAAAAGATGGAAGATAGGATAAAGGAGTTAACCGATGGCGATGCCAGTGGGTGAGGTGCCAGACCCTATAAAAATCTCTGATAAAGTAGTTTGTCAGGCGTGTAAGGCTGAAAGAGGGGCAGATGACAACTTTTGTCGCAAATGTGGGCACGCTTTTGCGACAATTCACTTGCTGAAATGCCGAAAATGCGGTAAGTTTCACAAAACATACAAGTCTAAGCGTAATTTGTGCTCCAAATGTGCCAGTGGGGATGCACAACCTCGTACCTTAGACCCTCTTTTGGGAGATAATTAATGGGAAAAAAGCGTAATGGAGTGTCGATTGAGGAATATGACACCGGGGGAGACTTCGGAACTTTACTCCTTTATAAGAAGACCAACGATATAATCGAAAAGCAATTTTCGCAGCAGCTTCCTCCGGCATTGTTTGATGAGGCGGCTAAACGAGGGGCGATTATCCGACCGCCTTATGACCCTCGGATATGGGCATTGCTTTTGGAGCAAAGTACCCGATTAAAGCGTCTCACCGATGCGATGGCTATTAATACGGTCGGCCTTGGCTGGGAATTGGTCCCCAAGAAAGAGGGCGACGAGTTTGCCACCGAAAATCGGGATGAGATTGAAACCGAGCGAGCGCGAATTGCGCCGTTATTTGAAACGCCTAATTTTAATGACCCGTTCCCTGAGTTATCCAAGAAGATAAAAATCGACGAGGAGGCAACGGGCAACGGTTATTACGAAAATAGTCGCAATAACAGTGATGAGCCAGACGGTATTTGGCATGTGCCAGCTCATACGATCCGTGTGACCTTTGATGGCGAGTTATTCGTACAAATCCGTAAGCCTGTTCGTCCTAAGAGTAAGGGAGGGAGGAGTGATTTTTCTACGACGGTCGATATTATTAATCGCGCTAACCCTTCGGATGATAAGCCACAGGTTATATTTTTCAAGAAGTTTGGCGACACGCGCATCATCGACAAGCGGGATGGCTTGCCAAAGACTCGGTTAGGGATGCGGAATCGTGCGAATGAGCTGATTCAGATGAGTTTGTATACTCCGCGATCGTCATTTTACGGAATCCCGAGGGCGGTATCTGCTGCCCCGGCTATTGCTGGATCGCGTTTGGCTGCCCTCCGCAATGTGTCTTTTTTCGAGAATGATGCGCCAGTTTCCGTCGATTCTGCCATCTTGACTCCCCACGGTTGGAGTACAATGGGCAAAATGCAGATAGGCTCGGAAGTAATTGGCTCCGACGGCAAGCCACATAAAGTTGTAGGTGTATATCCGCAAGGCGAGCTGGACCTTTACAGCGTAGAGTTTTCCGACGGCCATACGGCTGAGTGCAGCTTGAATCATGTGTGGTGCGTATCAAATAGTTACGATAGAAAACGAGAGGTGACGCGGACGCTGAGTCTTCAAGAGCTGCTCGACGGTGGATTTCGTTATGCTTCTGGCACGGCGAAGTGGGCTATCCCTATGCCTGATCCAGTAGAGTACGCTTCGGGAGAGGTGTTGCCTGTTGACCCGTATTTGGTCGGTTTATTGCTTGGTAATGGTTCTATGGCGTGCAAGCGCGTGTCGTTATCGTGTAACCATAAAGATACGGTCGAACTCGAAGGAGCACTCGACACGATGCTACCGGATGATATGTTTGTGGGACGCCGTGATAGGGGCAATTGGTCTGAGTTCAGCTTCAAGCCACGGGCACACAATAGCCGTACGAATACTTTACGCGATGGGCTTATTAACATTGGTTTGATGGGGTGCCGCGCACGGACTAAATTTATTCCCGAAATGTACCTCCGCGCCTCTATTGAGGATCGCATTGCGGTATTGCAGGGGCTTATTGATACGGACGGGCATATCGGTAAAACGGCGGTTCGTTATACTACAGTTTCAGAGAGGTTGGCGCGAAGTATCGTGGATTTAGTCGGCGGATTAGGTGGTGTCGCGTCCATGAAGCCCACAACAAATCGTGATATTTGGCAACTGACAATCTGTCGTTTGCCCGATCACATTACCCCCGCAAGGCTATCACGGAAAGTAAGCGCGTATTCGCCGCCCCAGACTTCCCGAATTCGGTCTATTGTCGGGGCCAAGTTTTCGCGGAAGGCCGAGGCGCAATGTATCCGCGTCGATGTACGAGATAGCTTGTATATCATGGAAAATCATATCCTTACACACAATACCCCGAGAATGGCTGTTATTGTAGAAGGCGGAAAGTTGTCTGCCGAATCGGTCGAGATGATTAAAAACTTTATCACGACCGAGGGTAAGGGTGTTAAAAATGCCCATCGAGTTATGGTACTCCAAGCGGCTCCGCAGGACCCGCTAGTACCGGGAGCGACTCCGACCAAAATTACATTGGTGCCATTGACAGTTGGCGGGACAGATGATGCTTCATTCTCAAATTATCGAGCGGTCAACGATGAGGAAATCCGAGAGGCGTTCGGTATCGGTAAAGTGTTTATCGGGACATCCGATGATGTAAACCGTGCTGTCGCCATCGCTATGAAACAGCTTACATTGGAGCAGGTATTCGAGCCAGAGATTTTGCGGTATGAGCATCGGATCAATAACACATATATGCGAGCATTGGATGCTGAGTTTACCCGATTCCGGTTCAAGCGTCCCAAGACGACGGATTTGACCCAAGATTCGCAAGCATTGGCCACCCTTGCAGCAGCCGGTGGGATTACTCCTAATGACATCCGTGATTTCCTTGAGAAGTCCCAATTCCAGTCCGAGTGGGCTGATACTCCAATCTCGGCACTCAAGCTCGGTCTTATAGAAAGCACGGAGGAAGGCATTAATACGCTCGAAGACGCGGGTATTATTCTACCTAACACCGGACAAGATACCGGTGAGGCTGCGCTCGATAAGGCATTTGACGACCCCGAAGTAATGAAGAAGTTTGTGGCCGAATTGGAGCGGACATCCGGTGGTAAAGTCAAAATAGTCGGCGGAGCCGGAGAAGAACCCTCCTAATAACACTTGACAAAACTTTTATATGTGCTATATATACATACATGACTAGCGCGAAATGTATTGCGCGAATAGATTTATTAACGGTACTTGACGAGAGAGAATAGGAGTAGGCAAAATGCCCGAAGGCAATCCAGAGAATTCGTATCGTCGGGGCCGTAATGTTTCACATGAAACATTGACGGACTCTTAAAGAGAAGTCATTGTAGTGGTGCTTCTCTTTGGAGGAGGAACAGGACCCTTTGACTAAGTATCCTGTCCCCTCACCTTAGTTGCCCCGATGGAATTAGGTTTGGCTATCACTGGCCACCCTGTCTCGCCATCGGGGCATTTTTTATTAAGTAAAACGGAGTGTGGCGCAGTCTGGTAGCGCCAATTTGCTTTGCGTTAGTGTGTGTGCTACGCTGAATACATGAAAAGGGAGAGCCAAGGAAAGTATATATTTGTCGTAGTGCCTCAGCATCCGATGGCCGATTCACGGGGGCGTGTTCTTGAGCATCGTTATGTGATGTCACAACACCTCGGTAGACCTTTGGCACGGACAGAGGTAGTTCACCACAAAAATGGTGATAAGGCCGATAATCGGATTGATAATTTGGAGCTGATGACGATTTCGGCCCACACCAAATTACATTGTTCGATTCAGTTGGTTAGTTTGGTGTGTCCGTTTTGCGAAAAGGAATTTAAGAGAGCGCAACGAAATATACGAGGGAAATTAACATTTTGTAGCCGTTCGTGCTCTGCTACTTATTACACAGCTAGGCGTAAACGAGAGTTGCATAAGTTGGTACACGGAACTTATGGTTGTTATCGAAAAGGTTGTAGGTGTAAGGCGTGCCGCAAAGCAAATACGGAAAGGGTAAGAAAATATAGAAATAAACGGGATGTAGGCTAGTCTGGTAAGTCGCTCGGTTTGGGACCGAGAGATCGTAGGTTCAAATCCTACCATCCCGACCAATTTGCGAAAGCGAGAGGGAGTTGTTATGAAGAAGTGGATTGTCGATGGCGAGGCGGTACAGCGTGTCCGCAAAGATCGCGGGTTCACACAACGATCATTGGCCATTAGAATCAGCGTTACCGAGACGACCATTTCTCGGATCGAGACAGGGACGACTAAGAACCCTCGATCGTCGGTAATGGCCGCGATTTGGGATGCGTTGGAAGTAAAGGATTGGAAAGAGTTAGCAAAAGAGATTTAATGCACAGTGGCTGATTGGTAAAGCGACCGGCTGTTAACCGGCGACGAAAGTCAATGTAGGTTCGATTCCTACCTGTGCAGCCAATTTTACTGGAGAGGTAAGTCCCAACCGTAAGGCGGACATTTTTTATTAACTCTAAATAGACTAGATGCCTGTTACACTTTGTAACCAGACTAACCATCCCGACCTTGTGCCGGGAGGGGAACTCATCTAGCTCGAAAAAAGGGAGGCTAAGGCGGCAAGTATGCCATACTGGTCAAGAAAAAGGCAAACGCCTCTCCAGTAAAGACTTGACAATAATTTTATATGTGCTATAGTAGGCACATGATTGAGTAATCATAGTGGAAAGCGGGTGAGGGCCGGTGAAGCCGGATTCCTTCCGCGATAAAGGCTTTGAACTCGGGAAAAACCTTGGTGTGGGTTGTCAGCTTCTCAGGGTCTCGACATCAGAGCCACTGGAAATGACAAAGGGTTGACAACTGCAAATCATTTCGCCACTATATATATTATCTGACGCGGCGTGCCTAGGGTGGACACCGGCTCATAACCGGCTGTCCTGTGGGGTGCAATTCCCCCCGCCGCTCCCAATTTTCTCATTCTCCCTGTCAAGGGATGGGGATTCATGGCCCAATAGTTTGGCACGATCGAGGGAGAATGAGAAAATTGTTAAACCACTCTAAACGGAGGACATTGATGGACGATTATTATTTATACCGACATCAGCAATCGAGTCATATACGACTCCGATTGAAACTCTGTGGAGTGGCCGGTCAGCGGTAGACCAATCGGGCTGTAACCCCGACGCCAATATGTGCTATGCAGGTTCGACTCCTGCCCACTCCACCATACAATTCACCCGTAGTTTAACCGGTAAAACACGGGGCTCTGAACCCCACGATCCAAGTTCGAAGCTTGGCGGGTGATCCAATCTTCAAAGGAGAACGAAAGATAAAATAATTTATTCACCTGTAGTTTAATTGGTAGAACTCTGGGTTTTGGTCCCAGCGGTCTAGGTTCAACCCCTAGCAGGTGATCCATGCCCTCGTGGTGGAATTAGTAGACACGCTGGTCTTAGGAACCAGTGCCCGAAAGGGTGTGCGGGTGCGACTCCTGCCGAGGGTACCAATTTTGAGTTGTCCGACAAAATCGGATAACTGTAATGGTGGCTGTAGCTCAATGGTAGAGCGCCGTGTTGTGGCCTCGGATGCGCCGGTTCAATCCCGGTCAGTCACCCCAATTTATGCCACGGTACCCCAATTGGCAGAGGGGCTGGGTCGAGAGCCCAGATGTTGCAGGTTCGAGTCCTGCCCGTGGTACCAATAACGAAGGAGAAAATATGAAAGTGTTTTACGCGAAAATGTCGGCGTGGTGGTGGAAATGGCGACACCGGGAAATCGTAAATCATATTGGTGTGGTGGTCGATTCGTCAATCCAAACTGCAATCGTTCGCGGTGAGGTGCTTCGAGCGGAAGCGGAACGAGACCTCCGACCAAAGAATTGGATTGGCCGATTGAGATGGTGGTGGTCCGGTAAGTGCGTAGGCATTACCGTAATCACGGAGCCGGGGGTATTCAACGAGGTTATTGAGTATCCGCGTGCGTATATCGAAGTAGTATAAGGCCCCGTGGCGGAACAGTAGACGCGCCAGATTCAAAATCTGGTGTCCGTAATGGGCGTGAAGGTGCGAATCCTTCCGGGGCTACCAATATATGTGCCCCTTTAGCAGAATTGGCATATGCACTCGGCTTAAACCCGAGGATTTTTCTGGGTTCGACTCCCAGAAGGGGCACCAAATTTAGTGGGTGTTAGTCGAAAGACTAACTTTAGTAGTCGGGCTAATAGGGGAATGGTGTAATGGTAACATCTCACTCTCCAAAAGTGAGGCTCAGGGTTCGATTCCTTGTTCCCCTGCCATACTAAAGGGCTTGACAATTGTTTTATATGTGCTATGATACAATTGCTTGCGTAGTTTAATGGCAGTGTGCCAACGAGCGGAAAGCCGACACGCTACGGACAGAACACCCGAGAGGGAGGAAGAGGTTGAAAACCTTTCGCAAGTAACTTGATTTTATGGAGTCGTAGTCTAGTCTGGTTAGGCGCTTGCCTGTCGAGCAAGATCACGCGGGTTCGAATCCCGTCGGCTCCGCCAATACAGAAGTGGGTAAATTATGATACGAAAACATAAACAGATTGAACGGGCCAATAGCTTAATAGCGTAAAGCACTTGCCTCATAAGCGGGATTTTCTCGGTTCGAGTCCGAGTTGGCCCACCAATGCCGCTGTAGTTCAATGGGAGAATACCCGGCTTTTAACCGGTGAGACGAGAGTTCGACCCTCTCTGGCGGTACCAATTTTATGGACGATTGCAGTTATAAGATATTTGTCAAAGATAATGGCCAAGCAATAAAATGTCTCATTTGCGGTCGGACATCGCACTATTACAAGGATGTAGAGAATAAATACTGTGCAAATTGCCATATTTCTCACGATAATCCATTGATGGTAGAGCAAGCGAGAAAGGATATAAAAAACAAATGAGCGACGGCTTCAACAGTATTATGAATGCGCCCTTCCCAAAGAAGGAGGATTTCAAAGTCGATTTAGATGCCGAAGCTCAAATGACGGTAATACAGGATACGATAACAGCTATTAGGAAAATCCGTGGCGAGAATGGGGTGTCGGACAATAAGAAAATCCACGCCATGATCCATCTCGATAATCCTGAGTCATTCGCGGTCGTATTAGAGCGCAAGAATTGGATTATGCAAATGGCGGGGTGTAAAAGTTTGGAAATCGTATTAATAGACGAAGAATCAGGGCAAAAGATAGTAGCAAAGGTTGACAATAACAAATAAAGGTGGTATATATAATAGCGGTATGATTATGGAGAAGGCGGCGATACTCACACCCCCCTCCAGTGAGTTTGCGGTGACGGACCTGACTAGCTAAGTCGCCTTCTCCACTCCCTATACCAAAAAGGAATTTATTATGAGAGCAACAGTCACAGCAACAGTATCGAGTTCACGGGCCTTCACCGTTATTAAGGCCGAGGAACGCGGTGCGTGTTCCGACAGGGGCTCTCCAATCGTCTAAGGACACCAATTGAGAGATTTCAAGCCCCGACCACAAATCGGGGCTTTTTTATTTTATGGAGGAATAAGCCGAAAGATTCTGGGTAGCGGCAACGGTCTTGAAAACCGAGGGCCTCGCAAGGGGCGTGTGGGTTCGAATCCTACTTCCTCCGCCAATTTGAAAGGAAAATGACATGCTAGGAACAAATGTCTTGGTACTAAACAGATCGTACTTTCCCGTCCATGTGACGACCGTGAAGCGGGCGTTCACAATGCTTTACACGGGGATGGTACAAGCGGTTGACGAGAATTATGCGACCTTCAACTTCCAAAGTTGGAAAGAATTAGCGGTCGCGTCCCACGACACTGTGGGATTGGTTGACCGGGCGATTCGTGTTCCTCGGGTAGTTCTCTTGGTCGGATACGATCGGGTTCCCCGTCGGATTGTCCGGTTTAGCCGGATTAATATCTTTTTGCGGGACGGTGGCAAATGTCAGTATTGCCGCAAGGGATTTCGTCGGAAGGAATTAAGCCTTGACCATGTAGTGCCGAGAGCACGCGGTGGCAAGACGACTTGGGAGAACATTGTAACGAGTTGTTATGGGTGTAACCAGAAAAAGGGTAAGAAAACACTGGCAGAGGCGGGGATGAAACTTCCCCGCAAGCCAGTCCGGCCCGACAAGACGCCACCGATGGCATTTAGTATACAGGGCGGGTATGACGAATGGCGACCCTTTACTAAATTCACGGATGCCTCATATTGGCAGCTAGAATTGGAGAATGAAAACGAAAAGATAATCGGCGGCATGGTCAAATAGCAAGACATCGGACTGCAAATCCGAAGACCACAGTGCGATTCTGTGTGCCGCCTCCAAGCCCCCGTAGCTCAGTGAACAGAGCATCTGGCTTCGAACCAGAGGGTCGAAGGTTTGAGTCCTTCCACCGACTCCAGTATTGGTTGGAAAATTGCCTAAAAAGGAGGCATTTATAAGAAGTAAAAATTGCGGGTATAGTGTAATTGGCAACATCTCAGTCTTCCAAACTGAAGTTATCGGATCGTAACCGATTACCCGCTCCAAGCGGCCAAGGTGTTATTGGTAGCACACCAGCTTGCCATGCTGGAGGCACGGGTTCGAGGCCCGTTGGCCGCTCCATGCCCCGTTAGCTCATGCGGTAGAGCATCGGTTTTGTAATCCGGCGAGGTGGGTTCAAGTCCTACACGGGGCTCCAAGTTTTGAATGTTGCTGGCGTAGCTCAGTTGGTAGAGCAATTGTTTCGTTATACAACGGTCTGTGTTATACTTGTTTTATGGGTGAAACAATGAAAAAAGGCGACCTCGGTGAAGCAATGGTTATGGCTGACGCGCTTCGCCGTGGGTATAAAGTCGCTATTCCGGTTGGCCACGATTGGAGATATGACCTGATCGTATTACGGAATGGTTCTCTAGAACGAGTACAGTGCAAGTATGTAGAGTCAAATGAGGAGGTAATACAAGTCCCTTGTCGGTCAGCAAATAATTGGAAAGTAGTAAAATACACGGAGGAGGAAATTGATTGGATAGCCGTTTACGATAAAACAACCGATTGTTGTTATTATGTACCAGCTTCCATGATCGGGTCAGGACGAAGCTCTATAATGCTTCGATTAAAACCGACGAAAAATGGACAGAAAAAAGGAATTTTGTGGGCTGAGGAGTATAAGAATTGGTAGAGCCGGGATAGCTCAGTGGGTAGAGCAGTTGATTCGTAACCAACAGGCCGTGGGTTCGATGCCCTCTCCCGGCTCCAAGTAACCAACAGGTCGGGAGTTCAATTCTCTCCGCCAGCTCCATGCCGTCGTAGTTCAATGCAGAATGGCTCCCTCTTAAGGAGTTCGATGAGGGTTCAAGTCCCTCCGACGGTACCAGAGATAGGCGGCGTCTGTAGCTATAGTGGTAGAACGTCCCCTATCCCTCACTTTCTGAGAGGGACGGGGAAGGTCGGGGGTTCGATTCCCCCCTTTCGTTGCCTTGTAAATAGGCAGGAGTATAGTTTAATTGGTAAAACACCCTCCAAAAGCGAGGGAGATGTCGGTTCGAGTCCGGTTGCTCATTGCCGTTACGCCATGTAGTTCAATGGCAGAACGCTCGCCCGATAAGCGAGAGACGAAGGATCAATACCTTCCGTGGCGACCAAATATACGGGGGATTAGCTCAGTTGGGAGAGCGCCTGCCTTGCAAGCAGGAGGTCATCGGTTCGATCCCGATATTCTCCACCAATATATTGGGGGCGGTCATGGGTGCGGCATTAGCTTTGCAAGCTGTCGCAAATGTGTTATCTCCATTGTATGAGAAAAAGAAGAAAGCCTAATTTCAATGGAGTATGTAAGCGCTGTTCAAGGGAATTTGAAAAGTATGTTAGGCCGAGTTACTTCACTACCGGAAGGGTACCACAATACTGTTCTATCAAGTGTTTTAATGCGGGAAAACATGGCCCCGTGACCGCAGTAATGGTTGAATGTGCTTGGTGTTCAAATAAGTTAGAGCGTGTACCAAGTAAAATTAAGCAGAGTCGATCAGGTTTATTTTTCTGTAATCGGTTGTGTAAAGAAAGGGCGCAAGCTGATATAAATAATTCAAAATTTGATGCGATACGACCGCAACACTATGGGAAAGGCGACGGGAAAAATGACTATCGAAAAAGAGCGTTTGCGGTTTATCCTCCAAATTGTCATGTGTGTGGTTACGATAAATTAGCTGTTCTTGTTATCCACCATATTGATTGTGATAGGGAAAATAACAACATTGAAAACTTAATTCCAGTCTGCCGGAATTGCCATAAGGAAATTCATTTGGGCCTAACGGAATTAACAGTATAACGGGGCTATAGCTCAGTCAGAAAGAGCGTCTGTCTGGCAGACAGAAGGTCGTAGGTTTGAGTCCTACTAGCTCCACCAAAATCAGGGAGACCAGAGAGTTCGATTCTCTCCGTCTCCACCAATATGAATGGCTCGGTAGCTCAAATGGTAGAGCGGGGTCAGGGAAGTGCCGCGAAAGCTAAAATGGTCTAGCGCTGGAGTGAAGTCCCAGAGTCCCTCGTTCGATTCGAGGTCGTGGCACCATAGCTCAAAAGGTTTGCACAACAATAATTTTTGAGTTATAGTGGTGTAATGAATAAAAAAGAATTGGAAAAATATATAGCTGAAGGATACACACAACGAAAGATCGCACTGGCCGAATCTACGAGCCATTCAAATGTCCGGTATTGGCTGAAAAAGTACCACCTGCGGACTCTACATAGGCCGGGGCGTAATTCACAGAATGTTAACGGCAAGTGCGATGTATGTGGGAAAGCAGTAAAACGTCGCTTCCTATGCCCAGGTTGCTGCACAAAGGTTAGGCGCTTTCGCACAAAAACTCGGGCGGTTGAATTATTAGGGGGCAAATGTAAGGATTGCGGCTGGTCTGGACATCTGGCCGGTTACGACTTCCACCATTTACACGGTAAGGATTTTTCGATAGGTCAAGTAGCTAATAAAAGTTGGGAGATAGTAAAACAAGAACTAGAAAAATGTATTTTATTGTGTGCTCGGTGCCACCGTATTCGTCATAGTAATATGGATGGGCCAAAATTTTTGGTCGCTGTAGGCAAATACCGAGGCAGGGAATTGAATTGAAGCCCAGCGCGTAGGAGGTTCGATACCTTCCCGAGCCACCATGTCCCTGTCGTCTAACGGCTCAGGACACCTGACTCTCTATCAGGAAATCGGGGTTCGACTCCCCGTAGGGACACCAATTTGAGCCCCTTAGCTCAAAAGAAGAGTTGTATTACTCTAGTTATTGGGCTATACTGACATTGGAGGTGGTTCAATGCCAGATTGTAAGAAGTGCGGGGAACATTTCCCCAATATAATGGAGATAGATGGAAAATTTCGACAATTATGTAAAAGGAAGTATTGCTTAGACTGCTCACCGTTCAAATCGAGGAACACGAAACGATTACACCTACCTCATACGGAATCGGTAACGGGAGACCAAATTAAGTGTTTGTCGTGTGGTCGTTTATACACATACGACAAAAAGAAAGGACACGGTAAAACTAAGTGTAATTCCTGCTTTGCACGGCAACGCGCTCAGAAGGTGAAGTCGCGTTGCATTGATTACAAGGGCGGACAGTGTAAATTATGTGGGTATAGCAAATGCCCCGGAGCATTAAATTTTCACCATCTCGACCCAAGCACTAAGGCTTTTGCCGTAGGCGGAAATTGTAATCGGAGTTGGGACACTCTGAAAAAGGAATTGGATAAGTGTGTTATGGTGTGCTCAAACTGCCATAACGAGATACACGCCGGAATAGTTACATTGGGCGACTGACGCAATT